ACGCTTGAGATGCCCGCGTAGAACCGCGTGCTCGGCCACGCCGAGATCGTGCTCGGGTTGATGACGATCGAGCCGGGTAGCCGTTGCCCTTCGAGCGTGTACGCGCTCGCGCTCAAGGTCTGCGTCGCGCCCGCCGTGTCCACATAGGTGATCGAGGATACCGCCGAGACCTTGCCGGCCGGGAGCAGGATCTCGTATCCGCCGGGGAAGCGATCGAGTTTGAGCGTGTAGGTTCGATTCACGAGCGGCCGATTCGCCAGTCCCTCGACATAGTTGCGAGCCGCCACGATGAGCGAGGTGATGAGCGAGTCCTCGTCCGTGTGCGTCACGCGCAAGTGCGCCTTCGCCTCGGCAAGCGTGACAGGCTCGACCGCCGGCGAGGTGGCCTCGACATTCGAGAGGTAGGTCGCACCATCAATCGCCAGCATCGCTCGCCTCCTTCGTCGCCTTGCGTAGCCGCACGCGGCCACGCTCGGGAGTCTCGATCTTCGGCTCGTCGCGCTCGACCAAGCCGGACGCAATGTATCGCGCCGCGTCGGAATCTGGAATCTCGCAGCGCATCCCTGCGGCGAACGCTCCCGCACTCGTGACGAAGGACTTCAGGATGTGGACTCTCATGCGTGCTCCGAAAGAAAGAGGGCGAGCCTTACGGCCCGCCCTCGTGTGCGATCAGTTTAGCCCTTGCCCCCTCACGGGTTCACGAGCGTGCGGAAGGCATCGGTGCGGCAGATCTTCGCATCGAGGCGCATCTCGCCCATGTACCCGATCTGGCCGTTGCCGGCGTACAGTTCGCGGAGAACCTGGACTTCCATGCCCGAACGCTCGGCCATGACGAAGTGATCGAAGTCACCGATCACGGCGAGGGTCGCCGCTGCGGTCGATCCGAACGAGGTCGCGTACGGCGAGGCGTACACCGGGATGCCGAGCAGGCGAGCGGGTTCGCCGGCCTTGAACGACTCTTCCCAGAGGTAGGGAGTCGTGCCGCTCGTGGTCACGGCGTGCTTGAGCTTGCGGCACGCCTTGAAGAACGAGTCATGGGCCACGATCGCGCAGGTCGGGGACACGCGGTACTTCTGGGGCAGCGCGTAGACGAAGTCGATCAGTTCGTCGGCGGTCAGCGTGCCGGCCGTGCCGAGCGTGTCGCCTGCGGTCAGGCTCGCCGAGGTCACGCCCTGCGGCTTGTTCGTGCCGTTGCCGTTCCAGAGTGCCCACTCGATCGAGTGCGCGAACAACTGACCCAGACGGTTGGCGACGATCGACTCGATCGAGAAGTCGCTACCGCGAGCGGGAGCGTCCGCGACGAGTTCCTTCGACACCTTGACCACGCGACGCAGCGCGTTGCCCGTGAAGGTCTTGTTGTCGTAGGTCGGCGAGTATTCACCGACCGCGCCACCTTCGCCGGCCCAGCCCTCTGCGTCCGTGTCGAAGTCGGACGAGGTGAAATCCACTTCGAGCGTGAGGTTGGTCGTGAAGTTGCCGACGGGGATCTTGCGGCAGAGATTGAGGATCGCCGCGTTCTGCTGAATCGACTTCTGCAACTGGGCGTAGAAGCCTTCGCTCGGCAGATAGCCGCCGTTCGCGGCCGAGCCGGCCGAGAGCGCGCGGGTATCGAAGGTCGGCGAGAAGCCGCGCTTCAGGTACTCGCCGAAGTTGTCGGCGTACTTCGCGTCGGTCACGATGCCGCGCTCGATCTTGTCGGCGACGGCCGGAGCCGAACGCTCGACCACGACCACACCGTGCGCGCTCTTGGCGGCGCGAGCGTTCAGGTCGGCGACCATGTCGCGACGCTTGGCGAGCGCGTCGTACTCCTTGCTCTTCTTCTCGTACTCGGCCGACATCTTGGCCGCGTCCTCTTCGGTCGCGCCTTCCATGCCCGCCACCATCTCCTGCATCTCCGCGTAGAGAGCACCCATCTTCTCGACGAGTGCCTTGTAGGTATCACCTTCCATGTGTTGCCTCCTTTAGGCGTTGGTGATTAGTTGCTCACGACCTGGATCACCGACCGAGGGTCGATGATGTTGCCGCCCACGCGGACGGAGGCACGGAGCACGACTTGTCCGGTGGCCGCAGCCACCTCGTTCAGACGCTCGACCTGCACACCATCGCGGTGCATGGCGAGCACATATGAGTTGAAGTCCACGAGGAAGCACAGGATGTCGCCTGCGCTGCTGTGCGTGAAGTGCGGCGTGTAGATCGCAGGGCGACCGAGGATCTTGGCGAATGCCTCGGGCGTGCTCTCGTCGGGAGCGTGCACCGCTGCGCTGTTCGCGCTCTGGTGCAGGAAGTCTCCGATCGACTCGTCACCCATCACCCAGACAGCCGATGGGAAACTCGACGCTCGAATCGTCTCGACACAACGAGCGAGCGACGAGTAGTCGATGTGATCGACCGCGCTCGATCCGCCATCGATGATGATCTGGGCGTCGTTCTGCGCGTAGTAGAAAATGCCTTGGCACTCGCGACGATTCGCGACGGTAACAGTCGGAGCGCGACCGACGATGATCTGTCGCTCGATCTCGCTCGTGAGCTTCTTCGAGAGAAGGTCGGCGAGCATCGCCTCGACCGATGCACTACCCATCGATTCCTCGATGAGTTCCTTCGAGACCGTGACATTCACGCCGACCTCGTGCAGCGTGATCTTCGCGTTCTCGTAGTTGTATGAGAAGTTCGTCGGAGCAGTACCGGACACCGTGAAACGAGGCAGAGCGAATGCCGCGCCTGCGAGATCAGCGCGCGCACCTTCTTCCTTGTAGGTGATGCGATTCCCGGTTTCGTTCGTCTCGGTGTATCCAGTCACCGACAGCGTCGGCCCGTTCACCGTCACCTTGCGGCATCGCTTGATGATGTAGTTGGTGTCGAAGCCATCGCCGATGATCTCGCTCCAGTTGTCCGGAGCGATGTTCGAGGCCGAGTCAGTCACGCCGCGCTTCTCCGCGAGGATCTGCGCGTCCTCGCTGCTGATGCCGTGAGCACCTCGCAGGAGGTAGCGGTAGAAGGCTTGCCGATGGGCCGACTTGAAGTCCATGTCCTTATCCTCGCATCTTTGGGTGTCGAAGGTCAACGCTTGGGGCCAAGCCAGATCCGCCGACGAACCGTCGCCGGCACGGGCGCGCTCGCCGTCCAGAGGTCGAACGAGCGGCGATCGACCACGAGGTCGGTGGCCGGGTTCGCCGGGAAGGTCACCGCCGAGACCTCGTGGAGTTCGAGATCCTCGATCATCCGGTGCACCTTGCCATCCCGCTCCTCGAAGCGATCCGAGCGCACGATGAAGCCGAAGGACATCGCCGAGACCACGCCCGATCGCACCGCGACGCGAGCGTCCCGGCCGACCTGGGTATCAATCGGCTCCATCTCGACCATGAGTCCGTGCTCGTCCTCGAGGAGCCGCAGGCTCCCGGCCGTCGTGCGAGCGATCGGCATCGAGGTGTCGTGGTTCCAGAGGGCCACGACATCGGGCTTCTCCCGGAGCGTGCGCTCGAACGCGCCGCGCACGATGATCTCGTGGGCGTAGCCGATGGGATACGCGGTCTCGGTCACGCTCGCGTAGCCCCGGAGGATCTCCCGGCCATCGTCCGCACGCACTTCCATCGCCTGCCCGTAGCGTCGCTCCATGATGTCGCCTCCTGCGCGGTCTACGCGCTCCAGAATGTTCGTTGCCCACGAGCGGCCTGCGTCGCCTCCCCAGAGTGCCCACGCGATCCGTCCGGCCGACGGGAAGCCTTCCTCACCCGGCCCCCACCCTTGGCCCTGCTTGTCCACCTCGTGCCGCGCGAAGTACGAGGCCATGCGCTGCACCGTATCGATCGAGAGCGCGCGCCCGTTCGCGATGTCACGCGCTCGGGCGACCCCGACCTCCGTCCCGCCCCGCCCGTGCTCGCGCCGCCACGCGAGGCCGCGCTCGGCCTCCTCGCGCATCCCGGCGGTCGGCTCGAAGGAGTCAGCCACCCTCGACCTCCGTGCACATCGAGATCGCGATCGCGACCGCCTGATCCTGATCGTAGCCCTCGTCGATCAGTTTCCCGATCTTGCCGCTCACGCACTCCTGCACCTCGGGCGAAAGGTCGGCGAGCCGCTTCGACTTGCGCTTCGCGTAGCGGCCCTTCGAGTCCCGCGATGCCGGCACGACTGGAGCCGATCCCTCGACGATGTCGGCGAAGATAGCCTCTATCACCGACGCATCGATTGCCGGGAACGCGGCCTTCGCGATGGCGAGCGCGGAAGCCTTCGGGAGTTCCCCAGACTTGACCTTGGCGGCGAGATCCACGAGCGCGGTGACTTGTGCGCCGTTGAGCGCGGTCTCCGATACGGGAGCCTCGCCGGCGATCGCGGCATCGACGGCATCCTCGGATCCGGCGGTCGGTGCTTCGGTCGGAGCCGTGGCGGGAGCCAGACTAGCCACATCGTCGCCTGACTTGCCGGCGTTCGGATCGACAATCGCCAGGTTCACGGGCGCGCGAGCCGCATCGCCGCCATCGATCGGGGCATAGTTCTCGCGCTCGCGCACCTCGTTGATCGTGAGGAAGCCATTGTTGAGCGCGGTCGAGTACGCCGCGAATCGCGAGGCGAGATCGCCTCGGAGCAGAGCGTCGAACGAGATGTGCGTCTCGATCGGCTCGCCTTCGCGCACGAGCTTGCGCGCGCATTCCTCCTCGAAACGCGAGGCCCAGTTCGCGAGGCAATGCTTCACGAACTCGGCATCGGCCTGCTCGGCACTCGCATACGAGGTCTTCGTCGCGTCGCCGACCATGTGCACCGGGACATTGAAAGCGGCCGCAATCTGCGACCGACAGAACGAGCGCAACTCGACGAGTTTTGCTTCCTCGGGATCGACCGAGACCTTTTCCCACGAGTAGCCGCTTTCCAGGATCGCCACGCGGCCGGCGTTCTCCGCGC